AAGAGGCCTGCCGAGGTCGACCTGCTGCTAGGGGACGCGAGCAAGGCCAGACGTGCCCTTGGGTGGGAACCACGCGTGATGTTCCGAGACCTCGTCACAATCATGGTGCATGCCGAACTGGATCAATGAGGCGAACCATGCCAAGCCGTATCCCAGCGTTCAAGCCACCCCGCGTGCGATCCCGGCCGCGTGAGGAGACGAGGCCCAACGCACACCAGCGTGGCTACTGCGATGCGTCACACAAGGCCTGGCGGCTGGCTGTGCTGACGCGTGACGCTTGGACCTGCTGCCACTGCGGGCGCGTGTGTGGTGGCAGCAAGGAGGCCCACGCTGATCACGTGGTTCCCGTCCTGGCTGGAGGCGCAAGGTACGACGTGGCCAACGGCCAGACGCTGTGCGTGCGTTGCCATGGCCGCAAGACCAGGCAGGAGCAGGTGAGCCAGTCAAAATCCACAAGCCGGGGGGGGCGGTCGGCATCTCTGGAGCAACGGCCACAATAAACCCCTGTCGTCTTGTGGGCGTGTGCGGCCGCAGAAGTCCGCGAGGAGTTGCCGATGCCGCGTACCGGCCGACCTAAGCAGCCAGCCGCCGTCAAAAAACTGCTGGGCAACAAGGGCAAACGCAAGATCCGCCCGGACCTGCCGTCGCCGCCCGGCATTCCGCAGATGCCAGCCAGGCTGCTGACCGAGCCGGTGGCTGTTGCCAAGTGGCACGAGTTCGTTCCGATCCTCCAGGCCCTCGGCACGCTCACGGTGTCAGACGGCGAGGCGCTTGCCACGTTGTGTGAAGTGTTTGCTGCGGGGCAAGCGGCCTTGCTCGAGCTCCGTGCATCCGGGCCTGTGATCCACGCCGAGAACGGGGTGATCAAACCGAACCCTGCCGGCCCGTTGTACCGCGGATTAGTGAGCCTGCAGGCCTCGCTAATGAACGAGTTTGGGCTGACACCATCTTCACGAGCACGCATTGGTGGCAAAGAGACGAAGCCAACAGACGAAGTCGAAGAGTTCTTTAAGCTCCACGGTGCCTGATCTCACCCCTGAAGGTGCGGGCAAGTACCAGCGTGTGGTCGCGTTCTTCGAAAAGATCCTGCGACACAGCAAGGGGCAGAACGCTGGCAAGCCGTTCACTCTTCTGCCCTGGCAGCATCACGTAATGCGTGAGCTCTTCGGCCGCATCAACCCGGACGGCACGCGACAGCATCGCGTCGGGTACATCGAACTGCCGAAGAAGCAGGGCAAGTCGACAACCCTGGCTGGTATAGCCCTGTACATGACGATGTTCGACTCCGAACCAGGGGCCGAGGTGTACGGTGCCGCCTGCGACCGCGAGCAAGCTGGCATCATCTACCGCGAGGCCGCATCGATGGTGCGTGCCTCCCCTGCCCTGTCCAAGCACCTCGAGGTGATCGACAGCCGCAAGACCATCGTGCACAAGGCCAGCAACTCGTTCTACCGAGTGCTGTCGGCCGATGCGTTCCGTGCGGAAGGGCTCAACATCCACGCGCTGCTGTTCGACGAGCTCCACGCTCAGCGTGATCGGCGGTTGTGGGATGCCCTCCGCTACGGCGGGGCGGCTCGCCGGCAACCGCTCCTGCTGTCGATCACCACGGCCGGATACGACCGCAAGAGCATTTGCTGGGAGCAGCACGCCTACGCCGAGCGTTGCATCGCGGATCCGGCCACCGATCCAGCGTTCTTTGGCTGCATCTACGCAGCACCTGCTGAGTGCGGATCTGACGGCACGTGGAAGGAGGAGCGAGTCTGGCACCAGGCCAACCCGAGCCTTGGCGAGACGATCACGGTCGAGTCTTTCGCGGCCGATGCCCGCGAGGCCGAGGCAAGCCCGTCCAAGCTCAATTCGTTCCTTCGGTACCGGCTCAACGTCTGGACCACGTCTGATGTCCGCTGGATCTCGCCCGGAGCGTGGGCGAAATGCTCGCAACCGCTTAGGCCGGGCCTTGAGAAAAGGGAGTGGTTTGCCGGGCTCGATCTGGCTACTACCTACGACCTTTCGGCGTTCGTCATGGTCAGCCAGGACGAAGACGGCACCTTTGATGTCATGCCGTATTTCTGGGTGCCACAGGCCAACGCTGCGGAGCGGGCCACCAGGGACAAGATTGACTACCTCGGGTGGATCCGCAACGGCCACATTCGTGCCACGGATGGCAACGTCACTGACTACGACGTGATCCGCCGAGACATCGTCGAACTGTCGCAGAAGTTCAACATTCGGCAGATCGCCATCGACCGCTGGAACGCCACGCAGCTAGCCAGCCAACTTCAAGGGGATGGCCTGCAAATCGTAGGTTTTGGGCAGGGCTACGGCTCAATGTCGAGCCCCGCCAAGCAGTTCGAGAACCTCGTGCTGTCGGAGCGGATCCGTTGCCAGAGCCCGGTGATGGATTGGATGGCATCGAACGTGGCCGTGCAGAGCGACCACCAGCAGAACATCAAGCCCAGCAAGGCAAAGAGCACAGAGCGGATCGACGGCATCGTAGCCCTGGTCATGGGCCTCGGGTTGCACGCGGCAAACACGGCCAGGCCCGCTGAACAAAACTGGGACATGATCATCCTATGAGCCACACCGACATCAGCACAGCGTCAGAGTCGCGTGATTGGCGGATGATCGATCTCCGCGGCATCGACTGGTACCCCGACACAAAGACGCCTGCTGGCATCCGCGTCACGCCCGAGACGGCGATGCAGTGCTCGGCGTTCCTGGCCTGCGTTCGCGTGATCTCCGAGAGCGTGGCGAGCCTGCCGCTGCACCTGTTCGAACGGCAGGGCAACGACCGGGTGCGTGCGGAGTCGAGCCAGCTGTACCGGCTCCTGCACACGCAGCCCAACGGCTGGCAGACGGCTCTGGAGTTCCGCGAGCAGATGACTGCCCTGTACCTCATGTACGGGCAGTCCTTCGCGGAGATCATCGGCAACTCTCGCGTCGGTGCTGTCGCCGAGCTACGGCCGCTGCACCCTGCAAACATGGTCGTGGAACGTCTAGAGAACGGCTCGCTGCGGTACCGCTACCGGGAGCCTGACGGCTACGGCCGCGAGACGATCTACCGCCAGGACCAGATCTTCCACCTGCGGTTTCTGTCGCTTGACGGCATCAACGGGATCGTGCCGACGACCGTGTGCCGCGATGCCATCGGCCTGGCCAGGGCCCTCGAGCAACACGGCTCGAGCTACTTCGGCAACGGTGCCCGGCCGGGCGTGGTGCTTGAGTCCGACAACCCCATCCCGCCAGAGGCCGCGTCGAATCTCCGCGATGCTTGGGAGCGGATGCACCGCGGTGCCGACCGGGCTTTCCGCACAGCGGTGCTTCCCAACGGCGTAAAGGCCAAAGAGCTCAGCGGCAGCAACGAAGCGGCCCAGTACCTCGAGACTAGGCAGTACCAGGTGATCGAGATCTGCCGGGCGTTCCGCATGCCCCCGCACATGATCCAAGACCTGACCCGCAGCACCTTTTCCAACATAGAGGTGCAGGGTACGGAGTTCGTGCAGCACTGCCTGCTTCCGCACCTGCGGCGGTGGGAGGCCGCGATCTCCCGCGACCTCATCGCAGACGACGAGCGTTTCTTCGCTGAGCACAACGTCAACGGTCTGCTGCGTGGCGATTCTGCGGCGCAGTCGGCTTTCGTGACGGCGATGCTCGACCGCGGCGTGTACGACATCGACGAGGCGCGTGCCTACCTCGGCATGACTCCGCTGCCAGCAGACGCCGGCAAGCTGCGACTTGTGCCGCTGAACATGCAGACGGTCGAAGCCGCCAACGCCGGGCCTGCCGAACAGCCGCCGATGCCAGAGCCTGCCGTGCAGCTGGTCTCCGAGGTCGAGTCGTCGCCGGCCGACGACATCGAGGACCAGGGCGAGAACGAGTCGCGGTCGCTCACCATCAGCATCGACTTTGACCGCACCTTCGCGGCCGATCCAAAGCTGTGGGGAGCGTTTGCCAAGAACGCTGCGGACAACGGCAATCAGGTGGTGATGATCTCGCGCCGACCCGAGTCGGATCGGCAGGAGGTCGTGGAGACGCTTGGCGACTACGCCGCGGCGTTCTCGCAGGTTCTGCTCGTCGGACCCGAGCGGCTTAAGGAACAGGCTGCCGAAGAGGCTGGCGTGAAGGTCGACGTGTGGGTGGACGACTCGCCGCAATTCATCAAAGGGGCATGACCATGGACATCGAACGCCGCGACCTGGCCGTTGAGGCCG